GCGCCGCCAGGGCCTGCTGACATCCCCAGCGGCGCGCCATTCGTTTGCTTGGGGTTTGATGGTGAGGGCTATTTCTACCTTCCCAGCTCAACCAGGCAGGTTGCACGCATCGCCCGCGGCAATCACACCGAAACCCATCTCCTGTCGCTTCACCCCGAAACCGGTTACTGGGAAGCCGTCTACCCGTCCAAAACCGGCATCAACTGGACCGCTGCTAAGGCGTCCCTCTTTGCCCGCCAACATGCCGTTGGCGTCTTTGACCGTGATCGCAGACGCGGCCGTGGTGCATGGCTTGATAACGGCCGCGTTGTCTTCCACCTTGGCGATCGACTCATTGTTGACGGCACTCCCTACTCAATCTTCAATCCCCCCGAATCGCGTTATTTCTACGAACAGGCCCGGCTTCTTGACGGCCCAGGCGAATGCCCGCTTGATGACGACAAGGCCATGGCGATTCAGCTCATCGCTGAACGCTTCAAGTGGGAAACGCCCGTATGGGCTCAATTCATCCTTGGCTGGACCGTGCTCGCACCCGTCTGCGGTGCTCTCGACTGGCGCCCCCATATTTGGGTCACAGGCGGCGCCGGCACCGGCAAAACCACAGTGCTCAAGTCCTTTGTTCGCCCACTCCTAGGCGGCGTCCTTCAACGTGCCACCGGCGGCACCACAGAACCAGGGCTGCGCGGCATCCTTAAATCTGATGCCATACCCGTTCTATTTGATGAGTTTGAGCAAAACGAAGCGAAAGATAAAGCCATTGTTCAAAATGTCCTGCAGCTTGCACGCGTTGCATCATCAGAAGGCGGCAAGATTTACAAAGGCACTCCTACCGGTGATGCAAATGGTTACGATATTCGTAGCATGTTTTGCGTTTCATCCATCAATGTTTCCTTGATCCAAAAGGCTGACGTTGATCGCTTCTGCGTTCTAGGACTCCGCAAGGACCCGATGGGCAAGCAGGAATGGCGTGATTTTGAAAGCGAAATCCTGGCCGTTGCAACTGAAGAAAACGGTCGTGCGCTCATCGCCCGCACGCTTCAACACCTACCAACCATCACCAAAAACGCGCGCATCCTGGCCCAGGCACTCGCCCGCAAATTCGGCCAGCGGTTTGGTGATCAATACGGCACCCTTCTGGCTGGCGCCTGGAGTCTGCACCCTGGCGGTGGTGGCGCGCTCGACCTTGCTGCTGCTGACGCCTGGATCAATACCCTCAACTGGGACTGCCAAGACGAAGATCCCGGCGAATCCGACGAAATCAAGTGCCGCGACACCATCCTTGAGCAGATCGTCCGATACGGCGGCGGCCTTGATGCCTCACTTGGCGAAATGGTCCAAGCCGTCGTTGAGATGCAGGCTCTTGGTCGCACCATCCCGTCCGAGATCATCCCGATCCTTGGGCGCCACGGCCTTCGTGTGTTTCGCACTGGCGACATCCTGCCCATGAAGCCAGCCGAAGGCGCCGAACCCATCCGCGCCAAGGCCCATTGCCTGGCCATCGCCAGCCGCAACGCCCAGCTCTTCCAGCTGCTGCGCAACAGCCCCTGGAGCAACGGCGCGCATCGCTCCGCGCTGCGACGCATCAATGGCGCGATCTCCCCGGACAATGCCGTTCATTTCGCTGGCGTCGGCACCTCCAGGTGTGTTCTGATCCCAGTGGACCCCGAAAATCCAACAATTTTCTGACCATCCAACGGCCGTCTAACAAGCCGCGTGAGATGCAGATCTATTGCGCCGCAAGGGATCTGGGTGCCGTCTAACGATCTAACAAGATTTTCGCCAAAGGATAGACACATAGGAACAATCCCACCCCCATTGCCCCCTGCGCGTTCTTTCAGGCTCAGACCCTCTCATATATATATATTTTTATTGTTAGATTAGTTAGAAGTGTTAGGCCCAGTCGTGGCAAGGGGTCTCGTCTAACAAACGTCTAACAGCGTCTAACAAACCGTGAGCCGCCACCTGGCCGGCCTGCATCCGCAATCGCTCCGCCTTGGTGGCGCTTAAGCTGTTGGGGCCACCGCATCTCACCCATGCAGCTGGTCTCCCTTGACCACATCCGCCCCGCGCGGTCAGCTCTACCGGCGGCTGCAACGGTGCTTGCGCACGAAGCTGAACTGGTCTGGCTTCAGCCCTGCGGCATCGACCTGCCATGGCTGCGCGAATGCTTCCCGTTTGGCAATGGCTCCGGTGCAGATGGTTGGGCGCCAGCCAACTGGGCTCATGCCAAAACCTTCCGCAAGCCACTCTGGTATCCGGACGACTACACCTTCGCCGTCACCTTCGCTGTTAACGGCCATCCCTGCCGCGAGTTCCGCTGCAGCCAACGATCACTGGATGCCTATGCAGCCGCGGCAGCATCCGGTGATGGCACCTGCCCCCTTGAAGCCGTCATCCCCTCATCCATCGCCATCGGCAAACCATCCACCGCTGCTCACCTGGAGATCATGCGCAACGTGATCGGCCTTCAGGGCCCGCTTTAGCCCTGACCCAATCCGGTTGTGCATCCGCACCGCTCCGCAGCTAAGCTGCTGCCACTGCACCCCTGATCCACGTGCCAGCAGGCAGGCCTTCCACTCTCACCGCTGAGCATGTGGGCATTGCTCGCCGCATCGCTGAAGCCGGTGGCGCCCTGCCAACAATCTCCAACGCTTGCAAAACACCGCTGCGCACCGTTCAAGGCTGGATTGAAAAGGCCAAGTACGGCAAAGGATCAGATCTTCATAATGCTTTTTGGCGTGCCATTCAGGAAGGTCACGCAGAAGCTGAAATCCGCGCCATTGAACGCATCACCTCGTCAATGGACCCACGTGATGCTCAATGGTGGCTCACGCATCACCCAACCACCCGCGATACCTGGTCTGATGCAGCCGCCGAACGCCGCGCTGTCGCTGCCGCCATGGCGCCCGTTGCCAAAGCCCTCGCCACGTTGCCGCCCGAGCAACGCCTGAACCTCGTGCTGGCGATTGAAGCCGAAGGCGGGAGCCTGCCCGATCCTGACGATGACGCCGACAGTTGAACCGCTGCAGCGAACCAAGGCCAGGGCACAGCAGGAACTGGCCGCTCAAATCACTGCCGTCACCCCCCAGGCGCCCTACTCCAAATCCTTCGGCGACTACATCGCCAGCGTCTTCCCGTCGTTCCCCTTCACTCGCCACACCACCCGCCTGGTGGCGATCGCCCAACGCGTCGCTGATGGTGAGCTCCCCCGGCTGATGGTCGAGCTGCCGCCCAGGCACTACAAGTCCACCATCTTCAGCCGGTTCCTGCCCGGCTACTTCCTCCGCCGCCACCCTGATCGCACCTGGGGCCAGGGCGCCAACACCCAAACCCTCGCCGCAGAGTTCGGCGAGGCTGCCCGTGATTACTTCCTCGCCTCTGGCGGCAGCCTTCACCCGTCCAGCACCGGCAAGGATCGCTGGAAGACCGCCGGTGGTCTCGGTGGGTTCTGGGCTGCAGGCGTGGGCAAAGGCACCGGCCTGCCGGCTGACTTCCTCAACGTGGATGACCCGATCAAGGGCCGCGAGGAAGCTGAATCCGCCGCCTACCGCCGCCAGCTCTACAACTGGTGGTCCACCGTGCTCAACACCCGGGAAGAGCCCGGCGGCATCAAGCTTATCACCCACACCCGCTGGGCTGAGGCCGACCTGATTGGCTGGCTGCTCACCCAGGTCGAGCAGCTGGAGCGCGACGGCAACGGCGACGCGGCCGAGCCCTGGCACGTGATCAGCCTGCCGCTGATCGCTGAGCCTCTGCTGAAACCCCTGCCGGCGCTGGTCACCCGCGAGGTTGATGATCGCGAGCCCGGCCAGGCCCTCGACCCCAGCCGCTACGACGAAGACTGGGCCCGCAAGAAGCGCCTCAACACCCCCGATCGCGACTGGGAAGCGCTCTACCAGCAGCGGCCGACGCCCGGGAAGGGCACGATCTTCACCAGTGAGATGTTCCGGTTCTGGGGCACCGCTGAGCGGCCGGGTGAGTTCGGTGATGCCGTGCTGCCGGAGCGGTTTGCGCGGCGGCTGGCCTCGATCGACTGCACGTTCAAGGATTCGGCCGGCACCGACATGGTGGCCATCACGCTCTGGGGCCAGGACGCCGCTGGGCTGTGGCTGCTGGACCTGATCAACCAGCGCCTCGACTTCAGCGCCACGATGGACACCATCGCCGCGATGTGGCCCGTCTGGGGCTTCGGTGAGCTGCTGGTGGAAGACAAGGCCAACGGCCCGGCCGTGATCTCCGCCCTGAAGCGCGCTGCGGCCGGCTTCACGGTGCATGCGGTCAATCCTCTGGGCGGCAAGACCAGCCGGGCCAATGCCGCGACGCCGCAGTTCAACCAAGGCCGCGTGTTCTTCCCGCGGCGCCATGCGCTCACGTCAACGCTCACCAGCCAGCTGGTGAAGTTCCCCGGCGACACCTTCGATGACCTGGTGGACAGCGTGACGCAGGCGGTGAACTTCGTGCAGGGCAGCGGCCCGATGCGCGTCTCGGTGGCCCACTACGGCCACGGCGACGGCACGCCCGGCCCTGCCGATCCGTTCGCCGATCCGAAACCACAGCGGCGCCTGGCGGCAACGCCGGGGTTCCGCTGATCACTCACCCACCACCCATGGCTTACCTCCAGATCAGACTCAACACCCCGGCGATGCTCCGGGCCCTGGCCGATGTGGCCGAGGTGCATCCGTGCATGAATCCAGATTTCAGCGCCCGGCCTGACTGGGATTTGCTGCAGAGCTTTGGCCGCGACAAGGCGACCATGGCGGTGCGGTTCTCTGGCGACTTCGTGGCCAACGAGCCGGCGTTCCGCACCGCACTGGGCAAGGCTTACCGAAAGCACGGCGGCGACCCTGCGCTGTTCCTGGCTGGGCCGGAACTGGAGGCCACCGATGCCGATGCTTGACGCCAACGACGATGCCTTCTGGCAGCACTTCACCGATGGTGCGGTGGTGTTCGACGCCCGCGGCCGGCAGCTCCACAACGTCGTGGCCTGTGACCCGCTCACCGGTGAGGTGGTGATGGTGGATCTGCGGCCGGCGCCTTGGTGGCAGCACCTGGCTTACCGCACCGGCATCCCCCGCCGCCATGGCTTCTGGCCCGCGCCGCTCACGGTGGTGGATCGCCGCACCGCCGCTGCTGACGCCCTCCGCACCGCTCTGCCATGACCGCCACCTTCCCGCCGCCCACCGCTGTCAGCGAAGACCTGGTGACCGCCAACCTGGGCCTGGCCCGCCAGACCGCCTGGCGGTTTCACCGCCGCACCGGCCAGCCCTACGACGACCTGGAGGCCATCGCATTCGTCGGCTTGATCCGCGGCTGCCGGCGTTACGACCCGGAGCGGCTCAACCCAGGCACCGGCAAGCCCTATGCGCTCAGCACCATCGTGGTGCCATTCGTGCAGGGGGAGATCCTGCACTGGTTCCGCGACAAAGGCCATGCGATCAAGTTCCCCAGCCGCTGGCGGGAGCAGTGGGGCAAGGTGCAGCGGCTGATGGCCGATCCCGACGTGTCCGCCCAAGAGGTCGCCGAGCAGTCCGGCATGACCCTCGATGAGCTGCAGGAGATGCTCGGCGCGATGGCCGGCACCTCCAACCTCGATGACCTGCACGGCGCTGATGCCTGCGAAGGTTCAGAGCCCGAGCTGCCGCGGGTGGCGCCGCTGCAAGCGCTGGTGCAGCAGGCCTGGGCCAACCTGCATGCTGGCGATCAGGCCACATTGGCGAGCTGGTGGGGCGCACCGCGGCGCGTGATGCACCCAGCCGGGCCACTGCAGCAGTTCCACCGGCGCCTGCAGGCGCTGCTGAAGGGCCGCCGGCTGAGCGAGGTGATGCAACTGCAGCTGGCGGTGACGGTGCCGGTTGTGGAGCCTGAGGCGAAGGCCCCTCGGCGACGCCGCAGCCGGAAGTCACTGGAGGCCGCAGCGGTGCAGCTGGGGCTGATGGTGGCGTGAGCGATGCCGGATTGCTGCCGGATTTGCGCCGGATTCCTTGGTAGCGTGACAACGCCACCACCACCGTGCCGCCTTGCCTGTTCTTGACCGGCAGCGATTTGACATCCGCATGAGCGCTGAGCTGGCGGACCAGCTGCAGTCGATCTCCGATGAAACCGGCCTCACCCGCGCCGAGATTTTCCGCCGGGCAGTGGCGCTCTACAAGCGCGCCAAGCAGGTGGAGCGCAGCAAGGGGCATGTGCTGCTTGAGGAAGCCGACGGCAAGGTGATCGAGCTGGTTGGCCTGTGAGGGAGCGCATCCAGGAAGACCTGGCAGTTGCCCATCAGGCACCGAAAGAGGTTTCGCTGCACATCCGCTGGCGATTCCTGGTGTTGTCGTTGTCGCTTGGCACCTGCCTGGTGGGCGGGTTTGCACCGTGGTCACCACCTGAAGCCCGGACTGCTGGCTTTGCGATTGCCAGCGCGATCGTGGCGGCGATGGCCAAGCCGATCCAAGGGATGGATCCGTAAGCGATGCAGATCCACAACCGCAACGGTAGGATTCAGGCATGAGGGGCAGGTAGCCTGCCTGGGCCGGGTCGGTCCCACCCGCAAGGGCGGACGCGGTGGCGGGGTTTCGTTTGGGCCTTGCCTGAAACCGCACTGGAGGCCCGGTAGGGAGAGGGGTTGGCTTCGGTCAGCCCCTTTCCTGTTGACACGTTCCGCTCTGGTGTGCTTATGCTTGAAGGGTCAGGCAGCAGTGTCTGGCGCACCAAACGGAGCATTCACCATGAAGACCTGCACGTCCCCCGCGTGGGAGGGCAGCCCCTTTGCCGACGCGATCGACCGCGCGCTCTGGCAGCTGGGCTACGCCAACGACTTCGACACCACGGCCGAGGCCCAGGCCGCTGTGGCCCATGCCCTGCGCGAGTTCCCAGATCTGGCCGGCCTGAACCTTGAGTTCGCGGAGGTGGGCTGATGATCCGCACCTTCACCCGCGAGTGCCCCTGCTGCGGGGCCACCTTCACCGCCAAGCATCAGGCCGCCAAGTGGTGCAGCAGCCGTTGCGCCATGCGTGCTTACCAGCGCCGCCGCCGTGGCGCACCCGAGGCCGATGCCGCCCTGGCGGTGCAGCCGGAGATCCTCAGCGACGACCTGCCCTATCCCTGGAACCAGGATCCCGAGCCGGGCCCTGCCACAGGCCTCGACCGCCGCACCTGGCAGGGCACCGCGATCGAGCGGCGCCAGGCTGATGGGTTCGTGAATGCGACGGCGATGTGCAAGGCCGGAGGCCGGAAGCTGAACCACTACCTGGCCAACGAGCGCACCCAGGAGTACATCACGGCTCTGGCTGCAAATGTTGTGGGTGAGAAGCCCTGCGGCGCAGCCGTTGCCGGATTTCCGGCCACGGCCTCAGGCCTGGTGGACATCCGCCAGGGCGGCCAGCCCCACCTGCAGGGCACCTGGATCCATCCCCGCCTTGCCATCGACCTGGCCCGCTGGATCTCCCCGGCCTTCGCCGTCTGGATGGATGGCTGGTTCTTGGAGTCCCTCACCCAGCCCCAGCCGGCCACCACCCAGCAGCTGCCCAACGGCGTGCACGTCATTGCCGACAACCCACGCCAAGCCGCTTGGCTTTGGGCATCAGCCGTTGAAGCCGAGGTCAGTGCTGCACTTTCCCGCAGCACCATCGCCGGTCGGCACCTTCACCCGGTGCCCACCCACTACCAGCTGCATCTGCTGCACGCCTGATCCCGCCACCACACCACGGCAGGCTCGCCCCCGGGCCTGCCGCACCATTCCCCTGCTTGGAGGCCGCCATGGCCAACATCGACGACGCCTACCGCGCTGCCCTGGACCACGCCGGCCGGCAGCACATTGCCCAGGCCCTGCGCACCACCCACCACCCGGGCGACCTGGCTGACCTGCTGAAGTACGTGCCCGAGTGCCCTGCTCTGGTGCGAGCTGCTGGTGCCCTTGAGGAACTGCAACGCGCGTTTGCTGCAATGCAGGCTGCTGCCCATGCGCTGGCGGATCATCTGGAAACCTGACGCAGCAACACCCCCGTGCCCGCCGGGCCGATCCAGAGCGGGGGTCACTCTTTCGGAAACCTGAGCCGACAGCGCCCAGGCCCCTGCCATCAGCACGCCTGGGTCATCACCACCCGCAACCATGGCCAGCCCTGACGTGACGATCGGCCAGATTCCGCCAGCAACCTGGCATCTCACCGTTCGCCCATCGCGTGTCCTGCGGCTGCGCCTCAAGCTCGCATCCGCTCTGCTGCGCAGCGCCGCCTGGTTGCTCAACGCCGAGGCCACCATCACCGTCGAGGCCGTCGAATGACACGCCTCCGCCGCCGCTGGCCCGTCATCGACTGGAAGGTTCCCCTCTTCCTGCTGGTGCTCATCGTCACCGGCATCCTTGAACTCATCACCACCATCACCTGGGCCCTTTACCGCTGGGCGGATGGTGCTCGCGATGGCTTTGATGAATGCTGGCGCGACATCGAACACCGCCTCCCATCCTGGTGGGAACGCCGCTGACCGGAAACCTGAGCCGCACTCAGTACCCGCCCCATGGCCGATCGCAAGCTCTCTGCTGCCGCATCGGCAATCGAGCGGTACGCCCGCCAACAGCTGCCCCAGCGCAGCAAGGCCTTTGGTGAGTTCATGTATCACGCCGAGCTGCTGCGCAAAGGCCATGTCGCCGTGCATCGCCAGGACGCCAAGCAGCTGCCGGCCAAGTATCAGCAAGTGATCCAGTCGATCTGGGCCAAGCAAGGCTGACCCTTCAGTCGGAAAGCTCCACACATAGGCCCGTGGCGCAACGGTGAATCTGGAGATCGACCACCCCGTAGGCGATTCATCGCTGCCCAGCTATCAGCATCCGGCGCTGCGTGAGATCGCCGATGATCTGCAGCGCGCCTACGACGTGTTCCACTGCCTCCGCGGCGAAGGCGTCAAGCAGAAATATCTCCCTCAGGAGCCCGGCGAACCCGATGACGCCTACAAGGCCCGCGTG